TAATGTCTTAGCCATTACCTATCTTGTTAAAATATTCTACAATAACATTCCTGTCCAATCCCATAGAATCACATAAATACTCCCCTTCTGGTTGACCCCCAAACGATAATACCTTATCCGTATCATGAGCTAAAACATCTCCATTGCCTACAAAGGTACGCCCATCGTCAAATACGATAAGCTTATATGGCTTATACGACCTCGTGTCAATATCAGAAGATCGTATTGACCTTAACACCGAAGCCTCTGGCGCCATACTAAACCTCCATCCATAATTATTCATAAGCACATAAACCATCTCCATAGGAGTCGATGGAGAGCCATTAGACTGACCCTTTATAAAACCAGAAGGTGCCTGTAATACGCCACTAGGCCTTTTATCAGAAGGACTGGAAGCCGAATACATAAGTAAATACAATCCATAAAACTGATTCCTTTCGCCATCAGAAGCAGAGGAGGACATAGTGAGATAATTAAACCCCATTACCTTATCATATAATGTTGATATAAACGTATCACATCGACTTTGGGTTGACAAGCAGAAATGCATATAAAAGCTATTCATAGACCTCATCTCATATATATAATCCGGGAGATTACTTACATCTATATTACTATAACTATGTGAAGCGTCGAGACTCTCAATGTTTTCCAACCCCTTACCACTCATATACGGATGCCAACTTACAACAGATCCATACCATCTGTTTATATGACTGAAAATCTTTAAACTAGAATTTATCCTATCCACCTCATCCATAGCCGGGCATGTATTAGGATCAAACGATGGCATAGCCACTCCCGGGGATATATATAATTCTCTTAGCTTGCTAAAAGACAGCCATTCCCTTGGATATACCCTAACCCTTCCACCAGCTAAATGCAATATCTCCAAATTAGGCCACATGGAAGGGAATTTCCTTATATTGGAAGCTTCGGTATCACTAAAGTCAATAGACATGGACAAATTCAGACCTTTCAATTTAGTTAGTCTATTCCAATCCTCCGGGATGGACGTCAACGTATCCACACCAAACTCACTTAATGTTATACGCTCTATATTTACCGATCTCATTATCCTATCCTTTGGTATATCTGTTATGGTACGATCCCCAGGAATACTTATAATTATATTGATAAGGCTAGGCATATCAAGTATAGGAAAACCTACCATCATAATCCTATAGGATTCCATCATCGTAACATCATTGGTAAAAGACATGGATATCACACGCTCCTTATCCATGCCATCATCATAAGCATGATTGGGGACGGGAACATACTCACTCCCATCCTCTTTGTAAAACCACCATGGATGACTGTCTGGATTCTTACGATAACTTATATCCCTTCTCCTGAACATCAACCTATATTGACCATATATAGATCCACTCCTAGCCTTTACAAAAGGGAATTGTTCTTTACTCCCATCTCCCCAATCAACCTCGCACATGCCGGGAGCATTAGAATAAAATCCTATAATCTCATTATAATTATTACCATCCAATATAGGATCAGGCACATCATCAGTAGTATCATTCCTGTTAACGCCCCTAAAAGCGTATTTACCCTTAGTAAAAAAGGTTATAGACCCTTTATTCGTATCCTTACATATCAGCCTCATACCTCTCCCTCCTCTATTCTCCTGAAATACTCGACAACCGGTGAACTGTCCAATCCCAGATCGTTACAGATATCTATAGCCTCGTATTTGTCGGCGAAATTATACTTACTCATATTATCATCCAACACGTCTCCGCTGAATACGGATACATGACCGTCCTTTACGCCAAGGACGAACGGGGCGATCCTAGTCTTCCCCGCCCGCCGTGCCCTCGTAAGGGCGGCCTTGGAGGCTGGCGCCGGGGCCAACACCCATGTCTGCCCGTAGTTGTTGGTAAGCACATACACCTTCTCCATAGGCGTCGTAGGATTACCATTACTAACCCCCTTGACAAACCCCTCAGGGGCTTGATAAACGCCAGATGGTCTCTTATTAGTAGGAGCTGCGGCAGTATATAAATCTAAGGTAAGTTTATAAAACTGATTCCTGTTACCGTCAGAAGCCGTCTGCGACATCGTTATATAACTCCACGACATTATCTTATCATAAAACGTGTTAACGAACGTATCAGCCCTCTCCTGCGTATTTATAAATTTACCATCATACAAAGTCCATATCCTAAATTCCCTTACCTCATACAACCAATCCGGAAGATCATCTACCGGCACCGTGCCTGAATTACAATACGTGCCCTGAATCTTATTCAACTTACCTCCTACCAGATCTTGTTTCCATGAGCTACCACCACCCATAAAGGCAACGCCTGTCTTATCATCTACAACCTTATCCACCTCATCAAATACAGGTATATTATTCCGATCGCTTATAATGCTTATACCTTTTGCCGGGATAGAATTAAAAGCCGGATCATAAGAAGGAATATTACACCAGTTGAAGTTAAAATTAGTAAGATTCTTCCATTCAGAGAATCTTCTCCAATTAGAATCAGGATCATCCCCAAAGTTAAAAACGTCATTGCATCCGAAATACCTCAGATTTTTCATATTTAAAAAACCTTCTGGCCAATTACTCCATACACCAGGATGAATAAAAGATCCCATCTGTATATTACGAAGATTAACGCTCTTGCTTATCCTGTCATATGGGATATCACCATTTTTAAGAACGGATCTGGCCATAGCCAAATAAGTTATATCAGGTAGATTAACTATAGGAAACTCATGGAGGACAATACCATCCATATTGAACTCCCCATCGATTACGTTAGAGAACCTCATCGTAACCTCCCTACGCCTGATATCGCTATACTTATGTGGAGGAACCGGTATATACTGAGATCCATCCTCCTTCCTGAACCACCATGTAGTATCGTCAGGATTCTTTTTGTACTCAATATCTAAAGACCTGAATACTATCCTATAACTACCGTCAGATATCTTGACCAAAGGGTATTGATCCTTTGTCCCATCACCCCAATCGACGTCCACGAGTCCTGGATTGTTTGCCGAGAACCTGAGATTACGATTAAAATTACCTAAATCTACTATCGGATCAGGCACATAATCAGCATTCCTCCCATTATAACAAGGGAACCTATCCTCGTTAACATAAAACGTCACCGAGGACAGGGTCGTATCATATCCTACTAAAAATCCCATATCAACTAATTGAGGTTATATCATAAGACACCCATTCCTTGTATCCGTTAACCATCTCATATACCTTGTTGATGGTCTTGCATACGACAGCGAATCCGATATCCACGTTAGGGAACTTCTCGTTAAGCTCATCTATCGTAAGTTCCTTGGTTATGCTCTCGTCCCATTTACGCATTTCCTTTACCTCCATAAGGATCGGTTTACCGGTTGTGCCTACGCTCATTACCCACTCACCCTCACGATTGGCATCCGCCAGATCAGGGAAGATAGTAACGCCAAACAACTCCGTGAGCACGAACTCATCACCGTTCCGGGTAAACGACACCGCCGCTCCGGGGGTCAAGACTACCTCGTTAACCGCCAGCATACTCACCAGCTTCTTGGCTCCCCCTGATACGGTACCATTCAACACGACAGTCACGTTACCCGTAGCACTATTAACGAACTTGATATCATTCTTCTCGCTATTTATAGCCTGTAACCTAGACCCAGATACGATATTTACGATCTCATAATTCTTGTCGTAAGTGCTCTGTAGCGTCACATTACCGTATTTAGTATCGATAAGGGTAATCCACTTAGCCTTACCACCTACTATCTCAACAAGCTTATAAAACACGTCATTGCCGTCAGCGTCAACCCATCTAGCTATAGCACCCGGAGCGAAATTAGTCACCTCCCGATCTTGGGTATAACTTACAGTGCTTTCCGTAGGCTTGTTAGCCAAAGTAACGTAAAGACATTGCTCTACATCGGCCTCCATCTTAACTATCCCAGCACCATCGTAATAATAACCAAGTACATTTTTTTCTCGTATCAACAAGATGGTACCTTCCTTAAGCTTATCGGCGTTAGTTGGATCATCCACGAAAGACTTCATCTGGATATAAGTATCGAAGATAATAGACGTACTCTTATCCTCTATCTTCTGATTGATATCATTGACAATATTATTAATCTCGTCTTTCGTATAATAAGGAGATAAATCAACCTTCGGGCCTTCCTGCTCTAAAGCCTGAGTTCCATCCCACCAATAATCAGGTACCTCCTGCTCCCTGATCCAGAAGCTGTCTCCCACACGGAGCTTAGCCGTGTTCTCCGGAACCGCCAGCCACTCATTCATGGCATCGACCGTATCAAAGATATACGCCGTGTTCTTGCCCTCAGCTATACGTCTTACGACAGCCAACTCGTTCTCGACATCGTTAAGCCTTTCCTTTATATTATTGATCTCCCGCTCTAACTTATCATAATTATCCTCCTGATCTATAGCTTCACCAATGGACATATAAACCTCGTTAGTGAGCTTATTGTAGGTAACACGAGCCACCTTCTCGTAGGATGTCTTATACGTAGATGAACCTTTGCCGGTATGGCAAACAAAATCATACGTGTTTTGATATACTACAGACCCACCGGTATTGATGAAATTATATCCGTCTTGGCTCATAGTACCGCCCTTGTAACCAACAAGCTCAAAAGAACACTTACCTGTACCTATAGAGGCGAACCATGTAGCATAAGCCATGAATTGCGTCTCATCCGGCAATATAGAATAATACTGTGCCCTTAGATCCTTCACCGACATCCAAACACATTCCTTACCCGAACCGGTGTTATCACCACCCCATTTAAGCACGCTCCTTACAGATTCGTCACCGTTACCGGGACCATTATAACCAACGCCAAGATTATCAATAGTAGGGACATTAGAATTAAGAGCCTCTGTCATCGTATCCAAATCCCTTCCCGAACTCTCATCCCATAAATACCTAAAAGTGACATAATCGACATCCCCGATCTTAATGCCTCCGGTATTACTAGGATATGTCTTCGTGACCAACTCATAATACCATTTACCATCACGGAAAGTAGCCCTTATCCTCTCTACTTGCTTGGGGGATATGGAGACATAAGATCCTCCCACGGAGATATTATCGCCATCAACCGCACGGGAAGTCCCATCCTTTGGATCCTCGGGATCCACGGGGGTGTAGATCGTAGATTGCTTATCTCCGACATTGATAACAACTATATAATAACTATCCCCGTTAAGACCCTCATCATGAGCCATGGTTACAAAACCCTGCTCGCTATCCGGCCTCCATTCAACGACAACCATATGCTTATCCATAGGTATACCGGAAACGCTGTTAACGTAGTTGGTTGACGACATGAAAACAGCATGGTCATCATAAGCCTCATCAACACGTTGATGCTTAGTAGCCAATCCGTCAAGACGTGATATCTCAATGGGGTCGGTTACCTCGACCCCATTATAATCATACCACTTATATCCGATCATCGTATTCTCACGACGATATTTCCTTTTCCTTATGACCTCACCGCCGGCTAGGGCGTCAATCATATAATAATCATTACATACCTTAACCATGACCTTGATATTAACAGGTTTGACATAAACAAGCCACGATAGTAGCGCCAACAGGAATGGCGGTCAGCGTAGTCCCCACCGGGTAGGTAGTAGAGGATGACTCCATCACCATCAACGACGTCCGCTCTACGACCATATTGTTATCAATCAACCGGCTCCCCTCCACATAGAACCGGCCATCGGCTACCTCATAGCATTCCCGCACCGGGACCATATGCCTTTGGCTCTTATCAGCGTAATCACAGATCGTCACCTTAGCCCCATCCGGTATAGACGTAAGCTCATCACCTACATTGTAATCAGGATGATCAGAGTACACGACATACAATATAGACTTAATATCCTGCAATGCCGGATTGACTGTCCTGAATCCCTTCAAATGTATCTTATGACCACCGATCTCATAACAATCATCCACGTCCATGATATTAAGATCACAACTGATAACCGTCCAGCCGTTAATAATCGTCTGCGTAGGGGTAGTATTGATAGGATGATCGGGGTCGGTAGACTCAACGATCTTATAGTCGAAAGTCTTTACATCCAGATTTCCGTTCAACGACTCCTGTCTCCTGATCTTCACCGTACCCTTTCCGGTATCATAACAAGTCTCAGTGGTATCTATAAGTCGATCCATATAATCCGGCTCCTCGCATTCGATACGAGTGAAATTAGATGGCAAAGAGGTATATTGAGTACCAACATGGATATCATTGTCTGTAGAACTCAATACATGATGATTATACGACCTAACATGATTTAAAGGGTTGATAACGTAAGTGGATTTAATCCTTACCGATCCTCCCGGTGTCGAGTAACATTCTATCGCATTTCTGGTAATACGATCATCCAACCTTTCTAGAGCACACCTTTCACGGATAAAATCCGCAGGGATATTATTTATCCTATTTCCTAGCCCATACTTATTATCAGACGAGTCCACAATCTCCCAGAACTGGTTTCTTTTCCCAAGATCACCGTCATAAGACACCACATGTCTCATACGCACGCTTCCGGCTGATGTCTTGTAACACTCCTCGATATCAATAGGCATCCTATCTTCCATATCCGTAAAATCACAAGACACCAAAGAGAATCCGTCCGGGAGGGTAGCCAGTTCGGCCCCCGGAACGAAGCCGGCGTCATCCGATTCAAGCACCTCGAAGCGGACGTATCTTGCCTTTATCTTGGAGTCATAAGAAACCAGCCTACGAAGCTTGACATTGCCATTGCCTCCGTCATAACACTCGACATAAGACCTGATGTCACGCTCCTCCATATCGTCGAAATCACAGACAGTCCTTACCCACGTATCTGGCAAGGAACTGAAGCTGGCGCCCTCAGGTTGTGACGGATCGGTAGTCTCCAGGACTTTATAGCTCTTATCCCTAACTCCTATATTCCCGTCCCATGACGTGAGAACCTCCAGCTTCACCTTACCGGCCGGTGTCTTATAACATTCTACAGTTACCTCAATATCCCGGTCCTCCATATCCGTGAAGTCACAAACGACCTCAACCCAGTCATCGCTTATGCTGGTGATAAACTTACCTACCGGATTCTCAGGATCGGTACTTTGCTTGACGCGATACCATTCCTTTCTGGTACCCATCTCGTAATCAAATATCTTATACCCCTCTATCTGTACCCTTCCGGTCCCGGTATCAAAGCATTTAAGCACCGGTATTATCTCCCTTTGGGTCATGTCCGGGAAATCACATACTATACGACTCCATGTATCGGGTATCTTATCATACTCCGTACCGATAGGATTGCTATCGTCAGTCGTATTTACCACCTCATAATGGGATACCTCCGGGTTCAGGCGTGGGTCTACCGACTCAACGCCCTCGATCTGGACCTTGCCCCCCTCCGTGGCGTAACATTTACTTACGAATATCAACTCCCGATCGGTCATCTCCGCTATACCACAATCTATAGCCACCCACTCGGCAGGAATCTTATCCAATTCCGTACCAATAGGCGTATCAACATCTGAAGAGTTGATGATAAATATCTTCTCGGCCAATATCTCACCCTTATTATTCATATAGGTATGGATACGAGCCTCTACCTGACCTCCCGGAGTACGATAACATTGGTTGACGATCGACACACGGGCGTCCTTGATGTTAATGAACTGATAGTCCTTTTTAGGAACCTCGCTTACAAGTCTCTTTACTCCTTTATCATCGAAGTACACGTAACACCCGTCATTCCTCATCATGACCGGATACGTCTTTCCGTCTATGACAACACCTGAGAAGTCATCTGGCGGAACGGAGAAACCCATGCTACCAAATATGGAAGCCAGTCTCTTTAAATACTCATTTATCGCAGACATAATATCATATTTTAATTCTACTGCCTCAAAGATAACAAAAAAGGGAAGAGAATTGAATCTCTCCCCTTTAGGAAATATATGAACGCAAAAAAGGTTCTTTATTTCGGCTCAGTTACGATGGCCGGGCCAAGACCAGCAGCAGCACCGATCATGTTAATCATCTCCTGAACACCCTCATGAGCACCGTAACGTACACGTAAGATCAAGTTGATAGGATCATCAGCGATAACCTTTCCGAATCCCTGAGCGTATCTATGAGGATTGAGCGTAATCTGGAAGTCCACGTATTGGGCTGTTTGTTCAACACGGCTGTATTCGTTCATGAATGTCCGTCCCATGAAATCCTGATGTTTCGGGAAACCGTTGAAATGAGCATAGCCCTTCAACTCGTCATCCATCATATTACCGCCGACATGAGTACGTGGCGCTTTGCTGGACAGTCTCTCGAAATGAAGTTGATCCCACCAGATAGGAGACCCCTCGTCAAGAGAATCAGGATAACCGCCGCTAGCACCAACGATCTCAACACTATCCTCGATATAAGTCATTTTATCCATCAAGCACTCTGATGGAGATAACAACATTTCCTTGCCACGGAAACGGATACCGCACTTGCAGTTAGTGCCAAGTTCCTGAGCCGACTCCAATTTCTTCCACATACGGTTGCGGTAGGACGCCGGAGCCTCGCTGGTGAAGAATCCCTCGAACACATTGTCGCACTCATCACACAACATGTTAGTATATACCGTTGTCTGGAAGCTATGCTGGCAAGCCGCCGGAGTACCGTAGTCGGTGATCTCCAGTTCCGGGAAAGCCTGTTTGATTTCCTCCAAAGCACTGTTTCCACACTCATCATCCGGGATCGTGATATAATACTTCTCGGTGGATACCTTGCAAGAACCACAAGCTGACCAAGAAGCGGTACGAACCGTAGGATTCTCACACATATCGGATGTCTTAGCCACATAGTAGATAATAGCCGTAGGATTGGCCTCCACGAAAGTAGAGATCTCCTCATCCGTCAATTTCTTGGAAGTAGCGGCAATATACAAACCTGATCCCTTGATCTGACTCATCTTATTAACCGTATCGGCTACAACGTTAGGCAATGACTCCACCGTAGTAGACATATCAACACCGTCATCCTCCAAGGAAATAGAATACAGATAACCGCCCTTAACCTCGGTATAGTTAGGAGGACAATCCGTACATCCTTTCATGATAGAGATCAGACGTTGAGTATAATCAGCCGGTTTAGCGCCTTTCTTCATCACCTTATAACGTGACATGCTACCCTCGATAGTCTCACGTACGATCTTCAATCCTGGATATTGGGCACGAACCTCAGCCAATGCCAGATCATCACCAGTATCGCATACCTCCATGCAATAGAAATTGACATCCTCCGTATCAGGCTCAGTAGCCTCATTAGTACATCTTGTAACCGGAATGATATCAATATAATCGGATAATTTACCACCACCGGCAATAGGTTGGTTCTTCATCCGCTCGATACACTTCAATACGGCGGGTAACAAATCAACCTCCTCGCAAGGATCACATTCCTCGCATTGATTAGGGGTATTGTCGCAATCATCCAAGAGGATAGCGTCAAAGATCTCAACACGACCTCCCTCGTAGCCAAGAAGCTCGAAAGCCCTGCCGGCGAGAATCAAGCGGATAACGATACGGTCGCCCTTGGAAACGGAGAAAGCCGTGTCGTCAGAGACACCATTGTATCCTAAGATAACGTCATCGACATAAGCGTGATCCTTCTTCGGCCAGGAAGCGTAAATCTCGGTGATCTCATTCAACGAGAACAAAGGCGTGGAAAAATCCTTGTCATATATAGAGCGGGAAGCCGCTTGTTCATTACGACCGATACGGATCTCATAACGCTTATCATTACGAGGCTTACCGGTAAAATCAATCACGGCCTTACAACCGTTCTCGGAAGTATCTTTAGTATCGTAAATACCGATCTGTCCTTCCTTTAATAAGATGGAATCAACATCCACCATCTTAGCGTGTGGGGATACGAAAAGTACCCTGTCTTGCGGTCTGTGCAACATATTATCAATTTTTTAGTTCAAAAATCATTTACCTAACGCAAACATAATAATAAACGAGTTCACGACAATAAAACACGATCACGAGTGTATAGGCATATAAATAAATTACATTTTTTGTAAAAACATTATTTAAGCCACTTTTTCTTATACATCTTCCTCATCATATCAATAAGTTCATCGAAACTTTTTATATAACCCATATCTATAGCCCATATAAGATTGCCTTGTATTTGCTCCAATTCCTTCAGCTCAGCTTCCGTGGCCTTATTCCTGATCATACTTTCATGGATATTAAAAACAATATAATTAAGTCCCTTAGCGATCTTAACATAATCTACATCCTTAAATCTAGAAGCCGCCCTAGACAAAGCATTATACCTATCACCAGCCTCTATTCGATTAAGAATAAGCTTATCGGTTAGCCACGTAACAACCTCGGCATACAACATAGGATTCAATTCCATAGCTACAAGAACCCATATATAAGGATTACACATAGTTCTCCTGTTCTCGCCCCTACCAACAGTCTTATAAGCACCAAACTTTTTCATTACTTTTATAAGGGACTCTTTTTCAACCATTTCCATAAAAACAGGAAATCCTGTTTCTATCATATATCCTTGTTTTTCAAGAATATAGTATATTCGTTCGGCACTCTCTTTATTAGATAGAATATTCTCTATTCTTTTATCATTCCATCCCTCCTGAATCCTTTTCCTTGTATAAGCCTCTTGCAGATCAGTTAATGACATAAAAGATGTTTTAGTATCTTGCTTGATAGTAACACCAAAAAGGTCTCTATCTTTAGAGATCATAACAACATTAGTTTTCATATTATACACATTTAATTTTATATATAACAAATATATTGATAAAATTTTTATATACAAAAATATATGAGCAAAAAAGACCCACTCATCGCTGAGCAGGCCTTCTGATCAAACTAATGTTGTTTTATTTAAAGGAAGCCACATTATCCTTATCAAACCGATACCTCTGCAACTCATTCTCGTTAAGGTTGAATTGCTTGGCGACCATATCCAAAATCTCCTCCACCAAAGGATCGGGCAGCTCAGGGTCGATGTCCGTGGACCGCTCACCGGCGGCGTTGATGTACCCGGCCAGATCCACCCGTACCGGATTCCGGTAGTAGGTCATCCTGACCTCGTCTGTACGAAAGCCGTCCTCATACACCACGACCTTCCCGTCACCTATGGTGTAGAACGTTTCCCGATAGTCAAAAGAAGGCCTATTGTTATCATCCCCAAGAAGCTCATGAACATTCTCGTTCTTAGCCTCCCACATGACAAAATCTCCAACCTCACATCCTTTATAAGAAAACGCTCCTTTTATATTTGAGAACCATAAATAATCATCAGGAAGACCGAATGATGTCGATTCGGGATCATCAATATGACTAACCTCCTTAAGCGATTTCCAGTATACCAGAAGAGTTTGTATAGATCGGATGGTCTCATCGTCCTTCCTATTAAGATAGTATCTTATCAACCTATCCTGAGCCTCGTTGAACAGCAGCACAAACCTTCCCGGATCAAGCTTAATCCCGCCATTGGCGAGATTCTGCTCGTTCTTCTGCAAAGACCTTAGATACGCTTCTTGGATCGTCATCGTTATTCCTCCGTATTAACCTTACCACCTTCATCTACGTCTTCCTTCTTCTTGACATCCTTAACCTTCTTGGTCTTATCGTCTATATTAGAAATAGACATAAGTTCCTCGTACTCATCCAAGACATTAGCCTTTACACTGATAAGATCTTTCTTGGTAGCCAAAAACTCGGCGGACGTACGGGTGTCAGGGCCTATGATCTGACCATTATATTGCAAGCCGGATGGAGTCATGTTAATACGACCGTTACGTTGAAGGACGTTTATGATACGATAGAACTCAAGAACTTCCTCGAAATCACCCTCCAATGACCGATCCCAGATATCAAGCAGGTAATCGATGTTGGTCTTCTTCTCGTTCATCCAGTTTGATAGTGATCCGGTGTAATAATCATCCTCCGTGAAATCAGGACGGGTCACGATGCCGATGTACAGAAGAAGGTCAATGACAGCCTGACGTTCCTTGCCACCTTTCTTAAGGGCGTTGATGAACTTATAGCTGATATTCATCTTATTGATCTCACGCTGCTGAACGAAATCCTTGGCGTTGTCTTTCTCGATGAAACAGAACATGGAGTTCATGAAAATAGGATCACCATCCATTTCCTGAGGAGTCAACATGCCAGAAAATACAGCCAGATATAAATAAAATAACTCAACGGTATTAGCCGTGTTATAAACCTTACCCATGAATATCTTATCCTTAGCGTCATCCCAAAACTCTAGATTAGTCTGGGAAAGATCCTTCTGAGATATATCCTCAAAAGGCTTCATTATATTATTGACACGTTGATTAACCAACCTATCAACCTCATCTTTATCCATACCATTATAACATCTTGATCTTGGATAAAAACCCGTATTATAGGCTTTTGAGAAATCATCCCACGGGCAACATACGTGAGTAGCATTCTCCGGGAACGGAGCCTTGGCTATATTGGCGTCTTGGAAGGCCTGCGGAGCGCTTCCGTCGTGTTTACCTACTACCTCATACAAGGTATCTGACATGATATTGAAGCCGTTTACCTCGACCAATACCTTCTTTGATTTTAAAATCTCTTTCATTTCCTTATTTTTGCGTTACTTTCCTAAAAAAGAGGAGAGGAATATCCTCCCCTCTAAAAACCAAATTACATATGAAAAAAAAACTTAGCCGAAGTAGTTCGGTTGAAGCTCGATGATCAAGAACTTGCTGTTATCCATAACCCAAGCCGCGGAAGCTGAGTGACACCAGAATTGCTCTTTCATGCCCGGCAAGGATGATACGATCTCATTTCCGTTGGCTTTGTGCGCCCAACGACCGTACTCATAACCCCACCACATGCTTACGCCTTCTGGCTTGATATAAAATACGTTGTTATTCATATTACCTAACTTAGCGTTAGCCGTATTAGGAATAGCGGAATATGCGTTAGTCGATCCAGCGTCAGTGATATTCTCAATAATACAAGAATAAGAGGATCTAGGATACATGCCATTCACTAACTCGCTACGATCTGTCATGTCAGCGTAATCCAAAGAAGGATCGTGCTCGAACTCTACATTTCCGATGCCGGGAAGAAAAGCGCCCTTAACCTGTACCGGACCTAAGATCATAGCATCATTAGTACCAGAGATAGGATTAGAAGGCAACATACGGTCACTACCCATACCCCAGCTCAAATTACTCAACGTAGTAAAGAAAGCCTCTCTAATCAACTTCTCTAAGTTGACCATAGCCATAGCTCCTACCTTGAACTTAATCTTACGCTCCGTAATAGGAAGATCTTGACGACCACGGAAAATATAAGCGGCAGCAGCCATAAGAGTATCCTTAGTAATACCCATCGGGCGACTATAGTAGATAGTATAACCACGGCGAAGCTGACGGTAGATACCCTCATTCAAATGGATAGGACCATTTTGATCCATAATAATACCACCTTCTTGCCACATCAACTGTCTAGCTTCCAGCTTAACCAACTCAGCCATACAGAATACCTCCAGCGTGGACGCTACCTTAGCCGTACGTAAATCAAGTCTACCATTAACAGTCTTGCCGATAATAGCCAAATCAGGAATATTACCCTCATACTCGCTTCTCATGGCATTCATACGACGAAGGGCAGTCTCCACGAACTCTGAAGTGCTATTCTGGGCGGCCTGCATGGACTTCATACCAGCATACATAGTTGTCTCACCCTCAACACCACGGTGGTTTCCTAAACGGAACTCACAAGTCATAGAACCGGCCTTGTCAGCTCCAGATACCTTAGAGAACTGGGTACTGTACTCACCAAGAGCATGACCGATCTTCCAGTAACGGATACCCGGACGCAATTTCTCTTTAGGGAAGTATTTAGCCTTTCCGCCGATAACACGACCCCAATAACGTGTCAAATCACCTTCTGTCTTAGACGGTATCTCACCTGAGATAAGGATATTACAGCCGTTAGCGGCGTCATAGGTGATGACATCATAAGCCGTAAACTCAGATGTATTCAAAACGATATCAAACAAACTTCCATCAATACCCGGTTTCAGATGATGAGTCGAAGTATCCTCCGCCGTAACTACAGCGAATGTCTTTGTAACGGGAAGATCATAACGGAAAGAAGCTCCAATACCGTTAACGGAGATCGTAGCGCCGTTATTAATCATACCCATATACATCGGAACGGGGTAATTAGCGATATTAGAGAACAGATTCAACAGACCCAAATGATTCTTGTCCGGATCCTCATAATACCAGCTCGCCAATGAGCCTAAGTTATGCTCTACGAGCGATGTCTTATAGTTCTTGGCATCGGTGAAGGCAATAACGTTATCGCCATTCACGGTAGCCGGAAAACTTTTTGTCAAAAAAGGGTTCATAATTATCTATCTTTTAATGTTATACACTCTTTGATCCACTCAGATCAAGGAAGTTAGCCTCTATAGTATCATTATCGATATTATTCTTATTCTGCTTTCCTCCCTTATTGCCAGAAAGAAGAGTGATGGTCTTCTTATTAACCTCCATCTTAGCCTTGTTAGTCTTCTGTTTAAGAAACTCGTCCTTATTCATCAAGAACAAAGCCAGATCAGCGGCCATGTCCGGATTCTTGATAGCCTCCGAATAAGCTTTATCTATAGCCGTATGACCTTGATTGTCTATCGGCTTGGTAACGAAATCGACAGCCTTACCTATCATCGTGTCAGTCAACTGGAATCCTGAGCTTATAGACGTCTTAAGACCTTTCTTATAGATCTTCATCTGCTCAATCAACTCCTGTTTCCTTTTCTCGGATTTTTTCTTCTCCTCCTCGATAAGGTTATCCATCTCCTTTTTCAGGATATCATGGAACTTATTGGCCTTGGACTCAATGAACTCATCGCCCTTGCCAATCATCATCTCCATATTATCCTTTATCTCGTCTTCCGGCATACCCAACATCTTATAATAATGCTGGATGACCGCAAGCTGATCATTCTTGTTGCTCATATCAAGGTTGTCCAACGGCGCCTGAATGTTCTGATATTGGTTTAGAAGCTGACCTACGTTACCTCCAGCCTTATCCACCTCTATCATCTTCTTCATGAAGTCAGACATAGAACCGGTATCAACCTTATCCTTCAACAACTCATCGGCCTTATCCTTGATCAATCCCTCCACTATATCAAGTAGATCATCTTCTTTTGTGATAGTAGAAAGATCGACTGGCTTATCATCTACCATAATATCAAGGTTATCGATACTGTCGATGATACCTCTGGCGGCCATCTTCTCCAAGAAAGATTTCCCGTTAAAACCTGATACCACGTTATTATTATCAGTACCGCCTTCGCCAAAGGAATCCGGGTCTGGGTTGGTAGCGTCGCCGCCCTTATCCCCGCCACCGTCAGCCGCTCCGCCGTCGGCAGGCTCTTCCTTGGTATCACCTATAGGATTACCATCCTTATCATATTTACCCTCGATATTATTCTTATCGCCATCACCGTCACCACGGTAAAAAAGTTCCTCGACACTCATGGTCTTAAAACCCTTAGCGAAATCACCCATGTCATTCATACAATTTCCTTTTTTGCTTTTTACAAAAGTATTATTAATCCAATTACCAATTAAATCAAACCCATTATAGTATATGACAGAATTTTACGCCAAAATGATTACAGATTTTGTAAAAATATTTACAAAACTTGTAATCAATTCTTGTTTATTATTGACGTAAACCTATCTGTATCAGAACGTTTGTTTCTAGCGTCTATCTCCTTTTCTTTTAATTCCAACTTTCTTTTCTCTATCTCCTCACGAGATCTTCGCTCAGCCTCGGCGTTAGCCTGTCTGGTTCTCATCTCCTCTTCCTTGATATCAAGATCTCTTTCCCTTAAAGCCCTATCAGCCATAGCCTCGACATAATCCATGCCTTCAGAGTTGTTCTCGGTCCTAGCCGCTTGACCGGCGGCCATTATGCTCTTACCCCTTAAGTCGAAGTTGCCCTTGATATAAGCCAGCTCCTTATCCTTCTCATGCTCATCATTACGTGCCTGTTGCTCGGCCTCGGCTTGCTGCTGGACAAGTCGCTGTTGATTCTGGTATTCTTCCTGCCTTACACGATCGGCGTAAGATCTAGCATCCCTTCCGATCTGATTCATCTCAGCCGTTGAGTTGGCGCTCATCATCCTAGTGATATCAAGTAAGTCATTACCTAACGTATTTGTCTGTAATATATATTGTTTCAAATTCTCCAATTCCAGACGTTTCTTGGAATTAGAGACAGCCATAACATTAAGATGACGTAACGACAAGCTATTATCCGTAAGACTGATGTAAGCCAAGGAAAGATCGCTGTTTCTGTACATCACGGTCCAATCGTATCCTTCCTTCTGACATACTTGAGCCACGGCTAGATGAATATCCAATGTCCGTTTCTTGAAGTCATCGAAATCATTAAAGTAAGTCTGGGTCTGTAGCATAGTAGCGTTAACCCCCTGTTTTACGCCCGTAGAACTCTCGTATCTAGTTGACTGACCCATTGCCTGCTCGGATATTCCTATCATCCTATAAGCCATCATATAGGCGTAAGACGCCATTTCCATACGGGATCTTATCTGATCCGTATTAGTAAGATCATATACACCAAACTGATTATATATGCTACTCATCTGCGGATTCTGGTAAGGATTATTCGTATCATTGCCACCTACGCCCATAAACGAGACGGACTTCACGATCTGCATGAAAGTAGCTAAAGCACCCTTCTTGTCCATCATATCCTTATATTCAGTAGGCAAGAATCCAAGGTCGCCTAAGAAGAACTTACCGATCTCCTTCTCGGCGTTATTGTATAGCTGATTCATAGCAAGGTTATACATCATCTGGAACGGCTGTATGCGATCAGCGAGACTAGCCCCTATAAATCCCGAAACCGGAATGACATAATCATACAGACTGCTGTCACCATGTATCTGATGAGGTATTGGATCCCCACCGATATATATAGGCTTATCCATTAAATTACCTCCGGTGATCTTAACGCCAAACCTAACCTCAGGAACATACTCCAAGATGTAGGTGTTCACCTCAGGATCACTGACGGCTTCGGCCATAACCCTCTTCACTTTCTTGATACCGTTCTTCTCCAAGAACTCCGGGAGAAGCTCATCTGTCACAAGCTCCTGATCCACCATCCCAGTCTCCGTCATGTAAGTTATTAAGAATACCGGTTTCATGGATACCCAATATCCCTCCATAACCCTAAAAAGGCGGGAATCTATCTCATATCTCTTACCATTGGACATGTCAGAGTTAAAATAGCCAAAGGGATGGAAGCGGGGCAAGAAGCGGGGCTGGGTGTGCTCCTCCCCGTCCGGCCCGAAGGTGTGGTACTCACCCATCGGAACGCCGTAGTAATCCTCAGCGGCGACTATAGATTCATAGTCATGGTATCCCTTCCATGGGACAACCTCATTCTCGTACATACCGGTAATAGACGGTTTCTTTTTCTTCCAGTCATACCTAGTACCGTCATTAGATACCCATCCCTCATAATCATCATCACCGCCCATAATACGACGCTTGTCCTTGGCCGTCATCTTATGGCCGTATCTTGATATCAGCTCAACACCCTCGTAATAATGAATACGGCCCACATAAGATCCGTATTGCGGGTATTTCACGTCAGGATGGAATACCTCCATCGGGCTCCATACCTCCGGACGATAGTAGTCGAAGCCAACGAAATGATTACGGAACATCTTTCCGCTAAGAAGACGATCCCTGAAATTCTCCCTGTCAAGCTCATCCATATAAAACCGGCTACGGTCGGCCTCGATCGTATGATCCCCCCATACCGCCGCCTGCGTCTTCCATCTCGTACTCATGAACCTCTGGATATCATCAGGGGTCATAGACGCCTTGGCCTGTTGTATTTGCCGAACGTAAGCCTGACGCTCCTCCTCGGAATTAAACTCATTGTACGTAGGATCAAGACCGGCCTCTACAAGACGCTGATTAACGATAATATCCCACTGTTCTTGTATATGACGATGAAGTAAGTTTGACATCGTATCCTCATACTCACTTATAGCCATATCACCTACCTCATTAACCGTATACTTATCCTGTAGGTTTGTCAGCCATCCCTCAAAAGCGTTTACGATACCACCTATGATATCATAATGCTTCAAGAAAGAAGGGATTCTTATATCACTCCTTAGCTTCTGCACGTTCCTTAGCTGAGGGATGACATCCGCCATCTCCATAAAAGATAACTTACCATCCGCCATCAGATAATAGTCACGGTACATCTGGTTGCGATCATACTGTTTCAACCCTATCGTCTCAAGAGCGTCCATACAATCCTCCTTCCATTTCCTGTTCTTTTTCTTCGTGGAAATAGCCTGAGGAGGTAATCCTAATAACGCTCCTTTTGCTGGAAACGAATGATCTCTATTAAACACTTCCATGATTATTCAATTTTATTTACAACAAAGATAGGCGTTTAATTGACATTCATTTACCTAAAAGCTCCTATAGATACCGATCCAAAGGCAGAGGCATATACCTCATGGTGTTTATAAGCGTCTTCCTTGCGGGCATTATTCATCTCCTCGATCTTCGATTTAGGCATGTAATTGTTATCGTCAAAATATCTGGCGAGAACCAACGCATGCCCGAACGCTATTATCCTATCGACGTTCAATCCGGGCTTGTACTGTATTATCTCATCCAGTAGGGCTATATCATCAATCAACTCAATACCTTTAACCGTTATATCAAGACCGGTACTATCATCATAACCAATAACGAAATCCTGCCAGCAATAATCCACTACGCACGAGAATAGCAGGTTCTGGTTGCCGGGGGTCGGGTATAGCCCCAGCTTGCTGTTCTGCCGGGAGCCGGCCTTCACATACTTATTGGCTATTGCCTCACCAGCAAACAGAAAGAAAGACGCTGGCATACCGCTTTTACGGTTAAGATACTGCTCATACATCTGGTCAGCGTTCTCCATAAGACATATAGCACCATATCCTTTCTGAAGTACCTCGCATGTACGACAGAATTGGTCTATAGATGATGGGCGGGATACGTAAGAGGCAACTATTCTATAGGCATAAGGATCTCGGATACCAACACGCCTTTTGAATATATAAAAGGATCCCAATGAAGGAGTATCAGACTTGGCCTGCTTATACGGATCTTGGCCCGCCACATAAATAAAATCATCAAACCTATTGGATTGAGGCATCTCGAATATCTGGACAGGAGCGTCAATAACACCGCCGCTAAACGGGAATCCAGCCAGTTGCTTATTCGATTTAGTAGTCCCCAGTTTATTACCTGACTCAAGAAAGACATCACACAGCATACCGCTATATTGCCCCGACTCAAGGAGATCATTCTTATGCTTGATAGCGTACTCTACCGGGAATAGGTTCTGGGACGAGCTTAAAAAACAGTCATCAATCGTAAAAGGATAGAACATGGTATGAGAGGTATAAGCTACCCTATCTTTCGTAGATAGCTTCTTCCGTTCCTCGTTAAGCTTATTGGTACTAGCCTCGAAATCCGTGGCGTCAATCTTGATCTTATTAAGCTTCTTATCATCAGGTTTCCCCAAATAATCACCCAGACCTATAGTTCTCTTGACACCGGAGTTAGCCATCTGACCAGGGACAAACATCGCCCATTTCCGTTCCTTCCATGTTTTCCCTTTCATGGCTCTCCGATTTAAAATATCCCAGTCCATGACCAGGAGATTGTATGTATCAGGATCAGAGAACATCTCCTGAGCGTCCTTGGATAGTTCCACCTCACCACCGGTACCAGCCAAGATAGGACTGAGACGCCAGCCATAAGGAGTGTCGTATGACGGCATGGCGGCAGTGTACGGCTTCTTGATAGGTCCCTTACCTACCTCGTCGAAAATAGCCGTGGCTGGGGTCAGACCGGCAGTCTTCTGCGTGGATGTCTTCCTACCCATGTTGATATTGGCTATGGATATTATGGCATGAACATCACGAACCCCGTTGGACATACGCTTGCCTAAGGTGACACCAGAACTCCAATCGGTCTTGGTCCTGTTAATTCTGAAAAAAGGATGCACATGATCAAGCCCATACTCACAATACTCACCTATATTAGACAAATCGCTATCGCTGAAACCTACCACGGAATGACTAAGCCCGATCGTCATGGTAGCGTTCATCTGAAGAAGGGATGACATGATAGTCGTATTATGAGATACGACAAAATTGGTGGTAAGGAACTGGTGAGACTTATTATCGACCTCAATACAAGTAGCTTTATACTTCCCGTAATAATCTATATCGGATATCCTAAGCCTGTTATGGGTCTTGGATATATACATATCATCACCATCCATAACGCAATAATATCCCATAGACCAAAATATTTTCCTTACGAAGGATATAATATACTCACTTTTGTAAACGACCTTAAAACGATCGTCACCAGTACTTATGCCGCAAGCTATCTTCATGAATGAGCTTATAAACAACTCTTTCTGTTTTTTGGATGAATAAATAATATCATCCATCTCCTTATTGCTTAACTCGAAGATCCTGTCGGTAGATCCACAAAGGAAAGAGGCGGTCAGAGGCCCAAGGAGCTGGGGCGACATCAGCCACCGCCGCTCGGGGAAATCCACGGCCTCCCCTATGTCTATGGTCATCTTCTGGAAGTCAGAGTGGATGATACCCATAGTGCTCATGACTTTATAATCACCATGATATTTAACCTTCCACTGATGTTGACCGCAACATACTATACTGCGCCCGTCCTCAAACGTAACCTTATACATATCAACGAACCCTTGAGGATATACGCCTACTACAGTCGTAAGCTTACCATCATCGCCATATATGATATCACCGATATCAGCGAACCCTATCTTCTTAGGTCCATAAGGAGTATATATCAGCTCCGAGTCCAGAAGGGCCTTTCCAAAACGACGGGTACCGAACATCCCTAACCCTTTCTTCTCCTGACGGGCACGTTGGTACATCTCGGCGAAAAACCATTCATTATCACGTAACCGGCTGATAGCCGGAACACGCTCTCCATTTGGAAGGTCTTGAAATACGGGAAAGAAATTAACATGCCAATAAAGCCATGGCGGGATGAACGTACCGTTGATAGTCACCCCGTTCTTGACCTTATAAGCCTCCTCCGTGAAGAACTGCTTAACATCATCATCCTGATCCTCCCATCCGAACAGATCGTTCCATATAGGGGGATTCTTCATGTTTACATAAAATTCTGGACTCGTGCTTAAACTCATGATCGCATATTTTTTAATACGGATTCTATACCACCGGAAACCTGTCCCTTACGTTCCTTCTTCTGGACATTGCTGACACTCCTGTATACATCCATGATTCCACTCTTCTCCATATACGAGTCATTCCATACGTTGATCTTATCGATCAGCTTGGATATGAAATCGAACGCCCTAGCCATATCCTCAGGCTTCTCCTTATCCCATGGATGCTTGGCGATATACGTCTTGGCGTCATCCACGGCCTTGGATATGACCTCAAGATTATCATTAACCCGATCAACATCCTTACTCGTCGGCTTTCGTCTTCCCTGTGGCATTGGCTTTCATGTCCTTAAAATCGTTATACTGTTTCATAAGAAGCTTATAAGATTGAACAACCCCGATCTTACTTACTTCCGTCACGCTCATGTCATGGAACATATCCTCAAGCTCCTTGTCAGCGTATCTCAGACGTTCCTTGTCATCATAAAACACGAATCCAGACGTTCTGTCTTCTATAATGCTCTTGGCGGTGGACGCATATGTCGTATCTAAATCCAGATCCATACCGAAGCTGGTAGCCAACTGGATTATGAACATCAACCTAGAATTGACTTTTACAGCCTCTATATTCAACATCTGTATCTTATGAGTCATCTCATGAAGAACTACAAAATCATCCTCTTTTATCAACGAGGATGATTTAAGGGCTATCTTCTTAGTCCTATCCTCAATATCGCTATACAGACGCTTGCTCTCACGTTTTATGGCTATCCAATGCCTTATATGAGTATCCGCCTCTTCTTTAAGATAATCTCTAATCTCTGTTTTTATATCTTTATCTTCCATATTACGCATTATAATCATTGTTGTTTAACTCAATCTCATCACTGATGCTTTGGTCTATAGACCTCAATAAATCCCTGGTACTAACATCCCGCAAGAAGCGGACATTACCACCATTAGCCCTAGCTATCCTCCTTAAAGCGGAGTAAAGTATATCACCCAACGAATATTCAGGCAACTCACGGCATCCGACTTCCATGACAATAAGGGCATGGATACGGTCATCTATCTTGCTTCTTACGAGATTTCTCATGGCATTATTTATAAGCTTCCCCTATAATACGTAGCGGGAAATGTTTGAAATTACGTTCAGGATCGTCCTTAGTATAACCCATAAGAGATAGATGTTTCTCAAAATGACCTTCCGAGTATTTTGAGGTATCTAACGTCATCCTAAATATAATTCTATTCTCATTGTCAGGATGTTTGTTATATGATACATCTCCCATACATCCACATCCGAGATGATGCTCCTTGACATGGAAACCATCATTATGGGTGATAAATAACACGATTTCTATCTTATCACCTATTTTCTGATCAAAAATATTTAGATAAAACTCGCTCTCATCATCCGTCAGTCCTATATCAAAGGAATCGTTAGGGCACTCAATATTAAAATCGTTATGATCGGCTGTTATCACCTCCATAGCATTCCATTTGGCTTTCTCACCCTCCACGAACTTTAACGGGCATACCTCTGTCTTCATCCAAGCCTTTTCCTTGATAAAGCAACCGCACAACGAGCACGCCTGTCTTCCCATCAATCTTTGCAGCAATACCTTAGCTGGTAACTTAAAGAAAGCTATATTAGAAGAGTTCTTAGGACATTTCTTGCATAAATCAAGACGATTCTTGTACCACTCCGGATAATCCTTCTCATCCTTAGGAATCCTGCCCAATAAACTGTCTTCCCAAGCTTGGGCTATTACTTGGGCTTTACCAATTGTTTGCATATTATTTTTTAAATTGTTGTTGTTGAAAATCCTGTAACTGTTCCCATGTCATGCCATACCGGCATTGGTACATAGCCTCATGATTGTCACGTGTAAGGGGATCTCCGTTCTTCAATCCCTCCATACCTTCTATCACCTTTATCTTCTTATCCAGGCAATCAAGCTCAATAGGCATCCTTTCGTCTGGATAACGATTACCCTCCTTGACATATATGCGACGTATCTTATCACGTCTTACACGCATCTCACGGAGATTGCAGATAACGTATCCGATAAACGGAATCCTGATAGATATATTATCGGTATATCTGGAGAGATGATGGATATAAGATACGGATGCTTTCATGCACCACTCGACCTGTTGCTTGGTATATTTTCCTCCAGATCTTCTCACCACCTCATCGACAATATCCCTGTCGAACGAAATAAGACTCCTATCCATCGATGTTAAGCTTATTTCTCTTGAATACGAATCCCATTACACGGGTGTCATCACCCTCCCCGTCAAGAACAAAATAATTACGTAGGCTTCTCATCTCAATAGACAGCTCACGGGTACGGAAATTTCCGTTCTTTTTATCTACTAAAAAACCGCCACGCTTTAGCTCATTGTTAAGGACAGCGATATAAGATTCCTTCTGTCCATAACAATCCATGTACTTAGCCCTGGTATCATCCGAGTATCCGTAGTTGATGTAGAAAGAAAGTAAGTTTATCGTCCTTTCAGTAATCAAGCTCCTACCCTTGGAATCCAGATAGCCATTGTATATCCTTAAGAACTGCTGGATCATATCCAGCCTAGTGTCATAAGGCAACGCAAATACGAAAGCTTTCCTCTGTTCGGCCATATAAAATTAGTTTTCGACAAAACTACTTAAAAAAAATATCGTTGTCAAGAAATTATGCCATAATCAACATAATATATGCTGATTAGCATGTATTTACGAACATCCAAAGGGAAAAGGTGGTGGAAATGGAGGAGGAAAGCCAGATAAGTCCACCGTAAGCCACGGCAACGAGGCCAGTTGAGCACCGGCCATACATGCCTCCGAGCGGCGGTGGACAGCTCTATCCTGCCTCATGGGACATGACCACACCTTTTCCCTTTGGATGCCTTCCTGCCGTGCTATGGGATATAAATCCAAAGGAAATGGGAAGTCTTGGGGCGATGGAGCCTGCCGTAGAGGATACGGGCGGCCGGAGCGTGAGCGATCGTACAAGACCTCGCTTTTTCTTCTTTGGCTTATGCTCCACCCGATCCCCCCCTACCGGGGTACCGGCTTCCGGTATAGGATACGGCTTCTACCATGTTTAGCCTGCGGTATCCTGCCTGACGGCACCATACCTTGGCGGTAAAAAGCAATGTTTTATTAAATAGAGACTTTAAATAGAGTACACAGGAACTCGACGTCAGGAGAGGTTCTGTGTACGGATAGAGATATTAGTAAGTAGAATATATTTAT